CGTTGTTCATTAGCCATTATATTGCTCCTTACACAATTATATTATTAAGCCCGAATCAGGGAAACGGTTGTTGCACTTTCCATGGACATACTGTAGGTTTGTTCAGCCATGTGTTCACCACCATGTTCAAGTGAAGACACCTGGAAAAATCCCTGCATGATATCACCATTTTCAAATACCATTTGGAATTCCTGGGTTTGACCACTGAATACCAAATCTTCGATAGCATTCATAGCAGCATCATCCTGGAATACACCGGAACCGCTCATGGACACTGACCGGGTGCCACTATCTGCCAACAATTGACGCCAAGGGGCATCATCATCGGTAGTGATATCAACGGTTTCATTGTTAATGGTGATGGTTTTGGAACGCATACCGCCAACAGTTGAAAATGAACCCGGAGAAGTACCATCACTGATCTTCAATAAAATATTACGACCTCTTGCTGCTGCCATTTGTAAATCCTCCTGCTGTTAATTAAATGTATATATGTAATCGCTATTAATACGATCGACTTCACGTGCTCCAAGGTCCCGCAAGAAATGTAGTGGTGCGTACATTTCACTATTAAATCTCTCGGACATCCCTTTTTTAACTTCCACTAAGATAACTGGTTTATGTTCACATATGGTGCCTTCAGCCCCCTGTAAGGCTATCAATTCGGCACCCTCTAAATCTAATTTAAGAAAACCCAGAGAAGGTAAATCAAGATTGTCAATACTATCCATCGGGATAGAGCCATTGATGGTCGTCTTCACAAATCTGGACCCAGTATTACCCGGTCTAGTGGTGTCATCTATAGATTCCACTAATCCCGTGGAATCACCTAATGCTTCATTGAATTGTTCAATATTTGGGAATCCCTCAGTGTTTTTACACAAGCATTCAAATGTATCAGGCGCTGGTTCAAAAGCCAGGACATGATTAAAAGATTCAGACATTCTAATAGACCACGTTCCCACATGGGCCCCGCCATCGATAGCCATATCCCATGATGTTACATAAGACAACGCTTTATCTAGACGGTCGATTTGAAAACCACCTTCTTTTTCAAATATATCACCAAAATAATTATCACTATCCGGTAGCCATAATCCCCCCGCTTGTTTCATACCGCTCTCCAATATTCATGTTGGTGCTTCACTATTAAATCATTATCGTAGGACTTCCCAACTTGTTTCCTATCTCCCTTTAAATGGTCCATCACAGTGCCTAGAACACTATTGATGAAAACGTGGGCTTTATTAACACTAGATGGTATGTGATATCCAGGGATATTTTTATTTTTCCTGATTTCATCGAATACAAAAGAATCATGCCATTCAGCAAAATCCTTTACCTTACCGGTGGTGTATACTCCAGCAAATTCCTCGATAAATGGATGACAAGCGGGGTGGTCTAAATTATATCCTACGAATCCGCATTCGCTGTAGGCCGCAGGGCGATCTAGGAAACTAAGGGCCACATTATTCGGTAACAGGCTATCTAGGAATTCAATAGATATTTTAGCGAAAGTCAATACATCAGCATCGACCCAAAACATTTTACCGGTCCGATTAACGGACGCGGCATTCTCTATAGCAAATACTTTCCTAGCGAATTTTACCATATCGAACCTAAAGTTATAGCCCTCGTCCACGCATTTAACCTTCCAGGGTAGGGGTTGGTTAACCAAGGCCCCATTCGTCAATGGATCGCCAGCGTGGTCCTCCAGAAAAGTATAGCAGTTCTTAACATATTCTAGCAAGTTCACGGAATGATGCCGATGCACAATGGGGTGGTTGGAGCCTTCATGGTATATGATCAGCCCCACCTCTTTGGGCCAAAATTCCTCAAAAGTTTCTATGAATCGTTTGCCATATTCATGGAAACCTTTTTTGCTAAAGCTGGTAACTACGGTATATTTCATAATTGCTCACAATGTAACATAGATTTACATTCATCGATCCACTCATCGGCAAATTCACAATCAGCGTACTCATCGAAATATGGTCCACCCTCGGTGTAGTGAACTATTTTAGCATCAGGATTCGGGTCATCATAACCCACTAAATGATTCCATTCTGGTGGTAATTCCCCGATTAAATTATCGTCCCCCAGCCATTTAAATTGATGTAAATCGAGCCTGGAGGCTATTCTATTTATGTAATAGGGGGTGAGCGCTGTACATTTGGCATTATTGAACAACATAACACTGGCCCAGTTCTTTTTATCATACTTGGTTTGCATCGCCCCCAAGAATTTAACTTCCTCATCAGGAACGTGATTATGCTTAACACACTGGACGGCATAAGAATTATCTTGTAAACTAAATAATTCCCTGATATCAGACCTCACCAACATATCGCAATCTATGAACAAAGACCAGCCTTGATACCCAGATAAATATGGTACCAGCCATCTACTGAAAGTGAATTCATTGCTTTGTTCTGGTTCACGTGGTCGATCAATTAAATTACCCAGCTGGCGCAACTCCAGTGGAGTTATCGATACTGGTGATTTGGAAAAGCGTTGAATGCTATGACATAATACATGGTATGTCACTTCAACTACACGATCGTACCCAATGAAAATTCTCATCATAATAAACCCCTTTCTAGATGTTTCCAAGCCATTCCATCTCTAAATTCAGCCAGTGACCATTGACAATAACCTAAATTATGGGACCATTGTTCCCGATCAAATAATTTAGGATGAGATATATCCCTCAAATTCTTGTTAGCAACATCCCACGCCATTGATCCTTCATCCATGGCGAATAAGGGCACTCCTTCAAAAACCGCCATACTGCTGGAAGTGCTATTGTATGTTACAAGGGCCCTGGCATTTAACAGATCATCCTCAAAGGGACCTTCTGATCGGGTGGCCCCCGACATATTCGGTGTTTCATCCATCGCCAATGGATGAGGTCTAAATACTATCGGATATGGTGTGTATTGCGATAACACATCAATCGTGTCCTGGCTCCATTTTAAGATATCAACGCCGAATACGGAACCATCCGTTGGTACTTGGCACGTTAATAAAATGTGATCACCTTCCGTTTTCCATGGTTTTAATTTTTTACCCATCATATCCCATCGATCAGAAGGGGAATCACTATTTATGTAGTCTGCTCTACCGCCCAGATCATCCCACCCTGCAGTGTAATATGTTGGTCTATTAAATAGACCATAATTTAAAACCAATACCCTTCCAGCACATTGCCCAATCTCATGGTGATATGGTTTATTCCAACTAAATACCACAGCCACATCACACTGTTCAACATCATCATGAGCATGTATAAGGACGTCATGCCCTGAACCAATTAAACCATTACTGAAAGCCGTTAGAACATATATCTGTTCCGAATTCATATTATTTGGTAAGTATGTGATTATCTTCATAATAGGCGTCTAATGTTTTCCCAGGTTAAGCCAGATGCCATCTCAAGTATTGTCCACTGGCAATATGAAATATTGTGTAACCATTCTAAACGTAAATCATCAGGGGGAAATGATGCCTTATAAAATTCCCTTCTGTCAGTTATAGCTATCGGTCTGGTTATCGCGGGACCAAATGCAATCACCGGTACGCCATGAAGTATTGCCTCGGCAGATGTGTTACTACCATGTGTGGCTAATGCATACGCATTATTGAATTCACTTTCTATTTTAGTAGGGGGCCTGGAAAATTCAGTTCCCTTAATAGGTACTGCATCCTTCCAACTGTGTTTAGGTCTATAAATAATTTTAGTATTAGTATACTCCATTAGTGTCTGGATGCACCCCCTTGAAAATTCAGTGGCATCCCCCAATTTATGGAAATTGCAATATTTCTGAGATGGCCCCAACCAAATAGTATTAGTGCCCCCCTCTCTCCGTGGTTTTAATTTCAACCCGTGATCTTTGCTTAATTTGTCCCATCTATCACTGGGGGCATTTAAATCCATTAAATAATCCAATGGCTGGAAATCATTGAGACTAACTTTATAATATAATGATCTACTAAGCCCGTCCGGGGTTAGATTCCTAATCCTAAAATATCCCTTATCAATATAAATTATATTTTTACCGACCGCCTTATGATCATCTATTATTTGCCGACTTTTACCTTTAACACCGATAACCACCGCAACATCAGTATCATTTTCTGGTGATTCATAATCCGCTATCATCTTAATGGTGGCATTGTCACCGTTCATCACAACGCCCCCCACAAAAGCCGACGCCA